TACTACAAAACTACGGCAAAACTTTGCAGGTGCAGGTGGCGTAGCCCTTGACTCTTATGCTGGATCAATGGCCAAACTTAGCGTGGCTACTGCTAATGCTAGCGAGACTATTGGCACAGCTCTATTAGATGCGCTTATTAAGGTTAGCGGCAGTAATGGTGTTGACGGCCTTATTAGCAAAATAGATACTTTAGCCTCAGCTTTTGCATCCGTTGTAACTCAGGTAGGTAATGCGGTAGCAGCCCTTACAGGCACAGCTGCGCAAAAGGCTTTTAGCCCTGGCTATTACGTGAGCGGTGGCAAAGCGGGCGGTAGGACAGTAGCCCCAACAGGTGCGGGTAATATGGCCCTAAGCGTTTTGAGCCAGGATACTCAAAAGTCAGATTTAGCAGCTAAAAAGAAAGCTGAGTTAGATGCTATTAAGCGTAATAAAGAGCTTGCAGCTTTAGCTAAGTCTCAGGCTAAGAGTGCAGCAGATCAACTTAAAGCCAAGCGTGACCAAGCCGCGTTAGATAAGGCAGCTTTAGTTTTAGGTAAGGGCCAAGATGTATTTAATATGGATGCTATTCAGATACAGGCAGCCTTACTATCTAAACAAGATGAGATTAACAAACTAGGTGCTACTGCAACAGACCAACAAAAACTGCAACTAACCAATGACCTTGTGCGCTTAACTATTAAACAAGACATCCTAAAATTAGAGGATGCTATAGCTGCTAAAGATGTTGAGGGCGCTACTGCTCTTGCAGCTAAACTTAATAAGGATTTAATGATTTTAGGCACTTTGCAAGGCCAAGCTCTTAAACTGGCAGATATAAATAATATATTAAATAGCTTTAAGCCTAAGGATTTAATTAACTTAGAAAACCTTAACCAAGCGTTAGCTTTACTTATGGCTATGGCTGGCGTAAAAATAAGCCCTCAAACTGTAGCCCAGGTCAGCGGTGGTGGCGGTGGTGGTGGCGGCGGCGGCGGCGGGTCAGGTTTTGATTTAACTACTATACCTAAATTGCCGCATTTAACGGGTACTGAGTCAATAGATGCAATTATAGAGGTAGCCGATGCCGTTGCTGCATTAAATAATGCAATAGCTGACGAGATAGATGCACGTAATGCAGCTGCCGCTAAAGCTTTAGATGAAGGCATCTTAGGCAAAATAGTTGCAGCGGCTACGGCAGCTGCTCTAGAGGCAAATAAAGAGCGCTACGGTAATGCGGGCGGTGGCCCAGTTGTAACTATTATAGATAAGACCAGCGGCCTAATTGAAGTAGTACAAAATGCGGTACAAGAAAATAACAGGTTTGGTAATAACCTTAGTTACGCTGGAGCGATATGAGCATCCCAGTAATTAACGCGGTTATTAACTTTAGTACTGGGCCTAGCTTTGCTCAGGCGATGATTTTGGACAGCGGCATATTAGGCACTAATATCCTGGCCGATGCAGCTAGCGTTATTGTGGACGTATCAGACGTAGTAGATAGTATTGAGACCAAGCGCGGGCGTAATCCTCAGGCTGACCAATTCCAAACAGGCAGCCTTACTATGCGTATCGTTGACCAAAACGGTGATTTTAACCCACAAAACCCAGCCAGCCCATATTACAATTTATTAACACCTATGCGTAAAGTTCAGATTACGGCTACATACGGGGCAACTACTTACCCTATCTTTGCTGGTTTTGTTACTAGCTTTACAACTACTATACCTAAAAATGCTAATGACGTGGTTTATACAACTATCACAGCTGTAGATGCTTTTAGACTGGCACAAAATGCACAGATCAGTACCGTAGCGGGCACCTCAGCGGGTCAGCTCAGCGGTGCAAGAATAAATAACCTTTTAGATGCTATTAGCTGGCCAGCAACGATGCGTGACGTAGATGCAGGCCTGACCACTATGCAGGCAGACCCAGGCACGGCCCGTACAAGCCTTGCAGCTATGCAAACGGTAGAGACTAGCGAGTATGGGGCCTTATATGTAGATGCCGCTGGCTCGTTTGTCTTTCAAGATCGCGCAGTCACCGCTGGCAGTAGTGGCCTCACGCCTGTGGTTTTTAACGATAATGGCTCAGGTATTGGTTACTTTAATGCGGTGTGGCGCCTTGACGATACGCTTGTTTACAACTCAGCCAGCATTACCCGTACAAGTGGCACGGCCCAGACGGCCATAAATCAAGCCAGCATAGATAAGTACTTTGTGCATAGCTACAACCAACAAAACCTATTGATGCAAACCGATGCCGTAGCCCTGGATTACGCCCGTGCATATGTAGCATCTAGAGCTGAGACCAGTATTAGATGCGATGCTATACAGCTAGACCTTTATACCGATAACTACACAGCTGGCACGGTTGCAGCGCTAGGCCTTGACTACTTTGATCCTGTAACTATTACAACTAATCAGCCTGGTGGATCAACGCTAACTAAGACTTTGCAGGTGTTTGGCGTAGCTCAAAGCATTACGCCTAACAGCTGGAAAACAACACTCACCACTTTAGAGCCAATTATTGACGGCTTTATATTAGACTCAGCAATATACGGCCTGCTTGACAGCGGCGTATTAAGTTATTAAGGAGATAGGACTATGGCAGCTGGATTAGGTTTTAAGACCTTTACTACTGGCGAGGTACTTACGGCAGCTGACACTAACGGCTACCTAATGCAAGGCGTATTGGTGTTTGCCTCATCAGCTGCCCGCGCTGCAGCTATTACCTCACCACAAGAGGGGCAATACTCTTACCTTAAAGATACAAACAGTACTGAGTATTATGACGGGGCCGCGTGGATTGCTGCACCTATTGGTGATATTACAGGTGTTACGGCTGGCGTTGGTATTTCTGGCGGTGGCACGTCTGGTGATGTAACAGTTACTAACTCAATGGCAACTGCAATTACAACTAATGGCGATTTAATTTATGGAACGGGCTCAGGCACTTTTACACGCAGGGGCATAGGATCTACGGGTAATGTGCTTACAGTTTCAGGCGGCATTCCAGTCTGGTCTGCACCTGCTGGCGGTGGCAAAGTCTTGCAGGTAGTAAGTGCAACAACCTCAACCGCCGTAAGTAGTTCCTCAACAACTCTTGTTGATACTGGATTGACTGCATCAATAACACCAAGTCTTGCAACAAGTAAAGTTTTAGTAATGGTGACTCAGTCCTGTTACAAATCCGCGGCAAGTGCAAACAATGGTTTAAGATTGAATATAAATCGCGGTGCAAGTGCCATATTTACAACAGATTATATTTTATTTACTGGCACGGCGATAGAATTATCTACACTGGTTACTTCTTCTTTTTTAGATTCTCCAAGCACAACATCGGCCACAACTTACAAAACTCAATTTTCAAATCGTCAGGCTGCCGCGAGTGTTGATGTGCAACCTTCTTCGACAACTTCAACAATTATTTTAATGGAAATAGGTGCTTAATATGGCTAAAGGTAAAGAAATATTAGAAATGTTAATTCCGTCTGGCGGTTGGACAATTACTGGAGATGATTTTTCTGGTATCCAATTTTTAGAAGCAACACCAATTACAGAAGCGCAATTCAATGCTGGCTTTGCGCAATATGATGCTTGGAAAGCCGAACAAGCGACAAAGGCAGAGGCAGATAAAGCATCTGCTCAGGCTAAACTTGCTGCACTAGGTTTAACTGCTGACGACTTGAAGGCACTTGGGTTATAAATGGAACACTTGATTAAGAAAGTGGCCAATGCAGACTAGCTACAACGGCTGGCCAGCATCTAAAGAGGAGGCTGACATAGGCGTTAAACCTTTTAAGGTTGAGGGCACAAGCCTTAAAATCCGTTGCGCTGAAAAGGTAGCGCCGCTGCTTATCAACTTTGCTAAAGAGTTTAACGAACTAATAGAGCCTATAGAAGGTGGCACGTTTGACGATTGGGGCTACTGCTACAGAGACGTAAGAGGTGTGCCAGGCAAGTTAAGTAATCACAGTAGCGGCACAGCTATAGACCTTAATGCGAGTAAACATCTTTTAGGCAAGGTAGGTACCTTTGATGCGGCTAAGGTGCCAATGATCCGTGCGCTAGCTAAAAAGTATGGGCTAACCTGGGGCGGGGATTGGACTAGAAAAGATGAAATGCACTTTGAGATAGCACTAAGCCCTGAAAAGGTCACGGCTTTAATTACTAAGTTAGGATTAGAAAATGCCAACTAGCGCACAGGTAACAGTAACTACTACAGCTACATTATTAGTAGCAGCATCCACTTTTGACCAAACCGTATGGCTGCATAACTCAGGCGGCGCACTTTATATTGGCGCTAGCAACGTAACCACAGCAAACGGTTACAAGCTAGATAATGATGACAAAATGGAGTTACCCGTAGGCGATAATGAACCTCTTTACGGGATTGTAGCCTCAGGTACTAATACGGTTTTTGTACTAAAACAGATCAACTAAGGGGCATTTAGGAGCAATACAATGAAAGAGCAACTAAAGGCTGCGGCCTTGTCCTACCTACGTGCAGCTCTATCGTGCGTGGGCGCGCTGTATCTATCAGGCATCACAGACCCTAAAATACTAGCTAATGCTTTTCTAGCTGGGCTAATTGGGCCAGTACTTAAAGCTATAGCACCTAATGAAAAGCAACTTGGGATAGGCGCTAAGTAGATGTCACAAGCCCAGGCATATGTAGCTATGGCGTTGGGGATCGCCACGCTAGGGGGCCTTATGGCTGGGCTTGTACGCCACCTTGTTAAGTACTACCTATCTGAGCTAAAACCTGACGGCAACGGCGGGCATAACCTTGTAGGGCGAGTTGAGCGCATAGAGGTACGCGTAGATAAGATTTATGAGATGTTGCTAGAGGACAGACTGAGTAAGTAGCGCGTGTCGCGTTGCCTTTTGTCGGTGCGTAGGTTCATACTTTAACCACACGCTGAGAGGGCTACTCAGGTAGTAGCTTAATCGGCCTTAACAAAGGGCGAAAGATGAACAGTTTAGATTTAATGGTAGTAGGTATGGTTTGCCTATTTATGGGCTTATTTATATGGGCAGCTTATGAAATGGGCTACAAGGTAGGCCTGGGTGAAGGTTATCTACGTGGCCGTAATATAGCTAAGGCGCTAAAAGAAGCTGAGGCCAAGCGATGAGTAATTTTTTAGAAGGATACGAGGATGTCAACGCCCGCATTATTAGGGCACGTGCAGAATATCCGACCCTACGCCTTGTTGCTTATATCGAGGATATAGATATAACAAAAGGTTATATTTTGGTTAAAGCTGAGGCGTACCGTGAGTACGAAGATCATCTACCTAGCGCTGTTGATTATGCTTTTGAGGCCCGTAGCGACAGAGGCGTTAATTTACACTTTTGGGTAGAAAACGCAGTAACAAGCGCTTACGGGCGTGTTATTGGTTTGCTGACCCCAGGAGGCATAGCAAGAAGCACTAAGCAGGATATGGAAAAGGTAGAGGCTCTTAGCACTAAAGACGTAGCACCTGTTAGCGATGATTTATGGGCTACTACACCTGTAGCACAGACTATAGAGGCAGTTAAAAATGAGCTAGGCGGCATCTACCTGCAAGGCAAACCTGAGTGTAGGCACGGTGCCCGCGTTTGGCGTACTGGCACTAGCGCTAAGACAGGCAAAGAGTGGGGCAACTACAGCTGTATCGAAAAGAGTAAGGCAACACAATGCGACCCCGTTTGGTATATGCAGACCTCTACAGGTTGGGCGCCCCAGGTATGAGCGACAGCTACGAGTTAATCAACCTTAAAGAGATGACAGGCAAACTCTTTGTTAACGGTGAGTTAGCAGCTGAGTACAAGGTAGAGCAGTGCGATAAATGCGCTTTAGTAGCACAGCTAGATAAGTTTGGCTATCAAAAAAACAGCTTTGAAAACATCATATGGTTTTGCAAAGGCTGCCGATGATAAAAGTAGTCTTAGACGAATATCAAAAGCTCATAGCTGAGCAATACGGCATAGCAAGGGCTAAGAGTTTTGTAGCTCATTTTAATGGCAAAACCAACACTAATTATGAGCAACAAAAACACGGTGGAGACTTTGACCAGTTCATAGATCGCCAGGTAGCAGCTGTTGCAGCTGAGTTAGTTGTTGCTGAGTATCTTGGCTTTACCGATTTTGTGCCTAAAAATGACGTGTACAAAGATGAGGCCGATGTAGGCAGCAATATAGAGGTCAAGTACACACATCTTATGACAGGTAACCTACTCATACGCAAACGTGACAGAGACACCGACTATGGCGTATTGGTTATTGGTGATATGAACGCTTTTTACATAGTTGGCTTTATCAGCGTAAAAGAGGCAAAAACAGAGTTATACGGTAAGCATCATTTACCAGGCTGCTATCTCGTACCAAAACAAAATCTAAAACCTATTGAGGATTTATTCGCGATAGGAGACACGGCTTATGAACGAGTCCATACGCTTTGAGTGCCGTAGCTGTAAGAAAATAACAGAGCAGATAGAGCGCATAGTTACAGATAACCTGCCTGCTAACGTAAAAGTTTTACAATGCAAGGTATGTAGCAAAATGAGCGTTTGCCTATTGGTTACTTATGCCGATGTATGAGTATGAGTGTATTAGCTGCTCCATACGCTTTGAGGTTCAGCGATCCATACACGATGTAAACATACCTAAGTGCTGTGGCTTTGATATGCGCCGTATTTATGACCCAGTAGGTGCCATATTTAGGGGCACAGGTTGGGGCAAGGATGTCCGATAATGCAGAGTGGTTACGTGTGTGGCATATTGTAGAGCGCTATTTAAGTGATGTAGATGTACTAGACCCAGCTGAGTTAACTAACCTGATTGTGCCTACCGATGCTAAATAGTTATCCACAGAAGTTATCCACAGGCACCCTAAACCTGTGGACGACACGCCAAACGCGCTTAAGTTATCCACAACTGGCCAGTAACTTGACACATACGCTACGCTCAAACTGCTTGAAGCAAGCCGCTGAGGCGGGTAGCTTGCTAAAGCGTGTAGAGCTACTGGGTCAGAGTATTGCCTTGACGGCGTTGCTTTCAATAACAGGCATTACTACAGCTAATGCTTACGATCCAAACGTAGAGGCATATAAAGTTTATTCTCATATGAAGTTATTAGATGATAAGCAATATAGATGCTTAGTTATATTGTGGCGTAATGAAAGCCAATGGAATCCTAAAGCTAAGAATCCTAAGAGCAGCGCATACGGCATACCTCAGCTGCTAAAGATGACAGAGACTAATCCATATAAACAGATAGACTTAGGCTTAAAGTATATTGCTAAACGTTATGGCAATCCTTGTAAGGCTTTAGATCATCATAAGAAGGTAGGGCATTACTAAGTGAAGGCTAAAGACCCTAGAGATAACAGGCGCTATAAAGCTAGGCGCTTGCAGGTGTTGAACGCTGGGGGCTGGGTGTGTTACTACTGTGGCCAAGAGGCTAGCCAGGTTGACCACGTGATACCCATAGCTAGCGGTGGTGACCCTATGAGCCTTGATAACTTAGTGCCTGCCTGTAAGCGATGCAATCTCAGTAAGGGTAAGAAGTCACAGGGCGTTTTTTTAGCCACAACGGACACCCCCCCTGTCTTTTCTGACCTTTTATCCCCAAAAACGTCTGTAATGACCCAGCAAGGCCCTTGTACTGGCCAACCTGAGCAGGATGTTAACTAATGGCAACCAAAGCTAGCCAGCCCTTACGAGGGGCGGTCAAACCACGCTTAGAAAACAAGCCGCTGAAAGGCCCCAGCCGTGGCGATGAGGTTGCACAGCTTGCAGAGGATATTGGCCTGCCGCTTTTACCCTGGCAACGCTATGTAATGCAGGATATGTTGACGATAGATAAAAATAAAATGTTTATCCGTAAGACAAACCTGTTGCTGACCTCACGCCAACAGGGCAAAAGTCACCTGGCGCGTATGCGTATCCTGGCGGGCTTATTCCTGTTCAATGAGCGTAACCACGTGGTCATATCCTCAGCGCGATCTATGGCATTAACTACCTTTAGAGAAGTGGCACAAGCTATAGAGGATGCACCTATCTTAAAAAAAGAGCTGAAAAGTATCCGCTATGCCAACGGTAATGAGGCCATAGTCTTAAAGTCAGGTGCCCGCCTAGATGTTAGAGCTGCTACACGTGACTCAGCCCGCGGCGCTACGGCAGATTTTCTATTTATAGATGAGCTTAGAGAAGTTGACCAAGTGGCCTTTGCAGCTGCTATGCCAGTAACCCGCGCACGGCCTAACGCGCAAACCCTACTGGCCAGTAATGCGGGCGATGCTTTTAGCGTGACCTTAAACGAGCTACGGGAGCGATGCCTGGCGCATCCGCCTGAGTCACTAGGTTATTACGAGTACAGCGCCCCACAGTTTGCAGCTTTAGATGATCGTAAAGCCTGGGCGCAAGCCAACCCAGCTTTAGGAATACTCGTAACTGAGGCCTCAATTCAGGAAGCCCTAACCACACAAACCACAGAGCAATTTAGGACAGAAACACTATGCCAATGGATAGATTCGCTACAATCACCGTGGCCCCACGGTTCTGTTGAGGATGCCAGCGACATCAACCTAAAAATGGCACCTGGGCCTTTAACTATTTTTGCCTTTGACGTAAGTCCGAGCCGCCGCGATGCAAGCCTTGTTATGGGTCAACTGTTGCCTGACGGGCGCATAGGCGTAGCGGTATTAGAGACGTACAGCTCACAGGTTGCAGTAGATGAGCTAGTTATAGCTGCAAGTATTAAAAAATGGGCTGACCTGTATTACCCACGTTTGGTTTGCTATGACAAGTACACCACGCAAAGTATTGCCCAGCGTTTACAAAATGCAGGGTGCCAAACGCGAGACGTATCAGGGCAGAGCTTTTATACAGCTTGCTCAGACTTTCACGATGCCCTGGTTAATGATCGTTTGCGGCACTCAGGCCAAGATTTACTTATACAACAAATGGCCAACTGCGCGGCAAAAATAACACCCGATGCCTGGCGCATTGTGCGCCGTAAATCGGCTGGCCCTGTGGATATTCCAATCGGCTTAGCTATGGTTATTCATATCCTGGCTCAGCCTGTATCTGAGGCTAAAGTTTACGTTTAGACACGCCGAGCCTGTGTATAACTTTACACCTGTGGATAACCTATAATCCGCCCTATGGGTCTATTGCAAACTTTTGGTTTATCTAAAAAAGATGTTACCGCCCAGCTAGCCCCTGCCGTTATGTCACAAGGTTACGGCGCTGGCGTTTATAGCTACGGCGGCCTTTATGCAACTGGCAACGGCGCCCCGTTTATGGATCGCTTTACAGCTTTGCAAGTGCCAGCTGTTAATCGTTGCCGTAATTTAATTGCAGGTGTTATATCAAGTATTGATTTAGAGCTATACAAAAAATCTACAGGTGCAGAAATGGAAAGCCCGCTATGGCTTGACCAACCCGATATGCGCCAGCCACGTAGCGTAACTATTGCTTATACCGTTGATTCACTTTTATTTTACGGCGTTGCATATTGGCGCGTTACATCTTTGTACGCCGATGACGGGCGCCCTAGTGGTTTTGAGTGGATAGCCAATACTCGCGTAACTGTTACAACTAATAAGTATGGCGATGAGGTTGAGTATTATTCTGTTAATGGTGAGCGCGCCCCTATGGCGGGTATTGGATCACTCGTTACTTTTCAATCTTTGTTACCTGGCGTATTAGAGACAGGTGCCCGCACAATACAAGCTGCAATAGATTTAGAAAAAGCCGCAAGTGTTGCAGCTGCTACACCAATGCCAACTGGATTTATTAAAAACAGCGGTGCAGATTTACCTGAGGCACAGATAAGCGGTTTGCTGGCTGCGTGGAAAGCAGCACGTGCCTCACGCAGTACAGCATATTTAACAAGTACTTTAGATTATCAACAGGTTGGCTTTAGTCCTAAAGATATGATGTACAACGAGGCTAGCCAGTATTTAGCTACACAGATAGCGCGTTTAATGAACGTGCCCGCATATTACATAAGTGCAGATATGAATAACTCTATGACTTACCAAAATATATTAGACGGGCGAAAAGAGTTTGTAGCATATTCGCTGCAGCCTTTTATTAGCGCTATTGAAAACCGTTTATCTATGGATGATATTACAGCTCACGGTAACGTAGTGCGCTTTGCGTTAGATGAAACTTTCTTACGTGCCGATACTGCAGCTCGTTTAGATGCAATAGAGAAAATGCTTAACCTGGGTTTAATTGATCTACAGCAAGCTCAGAGTATGGAACAACTAAGCCCAATGGGCCTTAATGAAGGGAACGGCACTAATGATATTAACCTTTAGTGGCAATATAGAGGCAGTAGATAGTGGAGATCGCCGTACTATCTCAGGTAAAATTGCACCTTATGGTGAGGTTGGCTATACAAGCGCTGGCAAAGTAGTTTTTGCTGAGGGTTCAATTAGCGCACCTGAGCCAAGCCGAGTAAAGCTTTTAATGTCTCACGATAACTCAAAGCCAGTTGGACGTATGCAGAGTATTACATCTGCTAAAGACGGTTTATATGCAAGTTTTAAGGTAAGTGCCTCATCACGGGGCAGCGATGCAATTTTGCTAGCCCAGGAACAACTTATGGACGGCTTATCCGTTGGTGTGGAAGTTACCGCATCAGAGCCTAAAAAAGATTATCTCCTGGTCACCGCTGCTACCTTACGCGAGGTATCACTCGTTGAGAGCGCTGCCTTTGCAAGCGCTGCGGTGCAAAAAATTGCTGCCGCTGCAGGCGATATGCCTGTGGATGCTGCTATGTCACAAAGTACAAAAGTTACAACTACCAATACGGTAATAAATACAACCACAACCGAAACCGAAACCGAAAGCGAGGCCGCTGTGACTACAGCCCCCGATCAATCCGCACCTGAGGCAGTAGATGCCACAGAGCAGGCTGCACCTACAGTAGAGGCAGCTCGTAAAATCATCCTACCAAGCGCGCTTAATTCACAGCGTGTACGTACACCAATCGTAAATATGGGTTCTTATACAGAGCACAAAATCAAAGCTGCACTAGGTAATGAAGATAGCAAGCTGTACATCACAGCTGCAGATGACTCATTTTCAACTAACCCAGCATTTAACCCAACTCAGTACCTATCAGAGTTCCCAACTAATACACGTTTTGGCACACCTGCTATTGATGCGTGTTCACGTGGTACTTTGCCAGCTAGCGGTATGACTATCTCAGTACCGTCTCTTGTTACATCCGCAGGCGGTCAATCAGGCGTAGCACCTGAGGTAACTGTTGAGGCTGAGGCTGGAGCAGTACAAAATACAGGTATGGTTACAGAGTACTTAACTGGCACAGTAAATAAGTACTCAGGTATGAACACTATTAGCATTGAATTGCTAGAGCGCTCTGATCCTAACTTCTATGCTGAGCTAACTAATCAGCTACAAAACGCTTACTTAAAGACTATTGATACAACAGTATTAGCAGCTTTAATTACAGCAGGACAGCAAGGCGCAACACAGGCAGCTACAAGCGCAGGCGTAATTGCTTATGCGGCAGATGCAGCGCAAAAGGTGTACACAGCAACAGGTTACTTTGCTAGTAACTACGTTGCGAATCCAAGCCAATGGCAATTATTGCTCGGCGCTACCGATTCAACTGGACG